ATTCAAATAAGTCAACCTTTACATTGACTAAACGTTATCCGTGGTCAAATAGAACAACTAAAATAAAATTTGATTTGATATTATTATCCGCCAAAATGCTTACCGATGATGATGGTAGTGAAGTTTTAATTAAATCAATAATTAAAAACGTTTCAGTTGATGGTGAGTTTGATTGGTCAGAATTTGAATTTGTTTTTGACACTTATGATATACAAGAAGATGTGAAAGAGTTACTTTTGGAAAAATATAAACTAAATTATTTCGGAGTGTCTGATATAGATGATATTCACTTAGAATACAAATATGAACAATAAATTACAAAAATTAGCAATAAAAATGGAAGGATTATTCCCTGATACGGTAATAACTCCTCAGGATTGTTACGACAAATTCAGACTAATATACACACAACAAAAAGATTATTTTAACTATTTTGAACCAATAGATATTATAGTGTTAATGTTTTATATTTTTTCATATAAAAAAACAGGTGATTTTAAAATCGCAGATAACCTAATAAGTAGGTTATCATTTGCATCATTATTCATTACTCAAGGAAATGAATATCAAATAACTTGCGAACATTGTAATGGCGATGGTGAAAGTAAGTGTGAAGAATGTTTTGGAGATGGTGAAATAAGATGTAGCGAGTGTGATGGTAATGAATATGAAAGATGTTCTGAATGTAATGGGAAAGGAACCATTAAAGATTCCGAAGGAGATGAAGAAGACTGTACTGAATGTGATGGTGAAGGTAAAATATATTGTAGCAATTGTGATGGAAATGGTACAGAAACATGCAATTACTGTGGTGGTGACGGTACAGTAAATTGTGATGAATGTGATGGAACTGGTGACATTGATAGTGGAGAGTTAGAATATGAATATTATGTAATTTGTACTTGGGACAACTCCATTAGAGACGCTTGTGAATTAAATGCTGGTACAATGAATCCCGCAATGTCAGAATACGATTTTGATAGATTGAGAGATTATTATATTAAATTAGGATATCAAGAAGACCATATAGAATTTCGTACAAGAGTACAACTTAATGAAGTATATTGTACCAACTTTGAAGGCAATACTTTTGACCTACATAAAAGTCACGGAGACAATTATCAGATTTGGATGAACGATGATAATATGGATAAATATAGCCTTTAATAATATGACAAATTTAAAAACATTCCTTAAAACCCTTGAAAAAATAGGTTATCCAAGTACATCTACTTATGCTACCACCGTAGCAAAAATGGTTAATTATCCACTTGGAGCTCATTTTCTTAAAGATTTATTAGATGAAGTTGGAAGCGATAAAACATTTGAATTTGTTGAAAACACATTTTCAAAACTTGGAGCAATGTCATCCCCTGGACTTAAAATAGATTTAAGTAATACGGTTGGTGAGACAGGGTCTTATATGTATTTAATCATTCACAGATTTAATCTCGCTCACAGAGAAGACGATACCCTTGAAGTTTGGGTTAACTATAGTTTTGGTAAACATCAATTAATTCACGATGGTGAAATTGAAACTTTAGATGACATATACAAAGACGTGGGTCTTGGTGAGATGGGAGAATGGGATGATTTATTTAATTCTATTACAGAAGAATGTATTGATTATCTTTTTCTTACAACAGGATTTATAACTCACTTTGATTACCAAATATAAAAAAAGAGAGACCGAAGTCTCTCTCTTAAGGGCTGACCAAAATTCAGTCAACTTCCACCACCATATTTTACAAAATATGGAAAATATTATTCAACACTTACGTCTTTTCTTTTGATAACGGAATTAACAAGTTCCACAACATCATCCGCGCTCATATAAGCTATCACATCATCAGTAGCTTTGGAATAAAAAAACTTTGTCATAAATCTACCAGTTTCTTTATCAAAAATGGCAACTTCAAAAGTATCTTTAAAATCCCCGTAAAGCCCACTACCACCACCAACAATTGAAAATTCAACCTTATCGTTACCAAAACAACTCCGTCTTGCCTCAGTTGTTCCCCTCATAGCCGAATTCATAGGATGTGGTTTAGACCACTTAATTATATCTTTAATTGTTATCATTTTGTTTCTAATGCCTCCATTTTAGATTTGGCAACCAAATGCTCTGCCAAGGTATAAGCATCCACGTTAGTCGTGATAATTGAATTGGTTAAGTGTTTGTAAGGGATATGAACAAAGAACTCAACACCGTTGAAGAAAGTTAAATCGTTTTTTAACTCAATACAACCTTGGACCATCTTCAAAAATAATTTGAATTGAGTTCCGTTTACAAATGTTTCGTTCAACAATACTCCAAATGTTTCGTGTTGAATCTTGATGTTGTGTGATGCCGTGTTCATATCCTTAATAATTTAGAATACAAATATAATGCTTTAATTGGAATAAAAAAATTTATTTTAAATTATTTATTTACAACATTTGGAAATTGTTTTGTCAGTGTATTAACTGCTGTCGCATTAGCACTAATGTCTGACCATTTTGGATTTTTTCTAGCAAACCATTTGTTATTTTCAAACTTATATTCCCATGTTTTATCACCTGGTATTTTAAGTATTGATTCTCCACCTACAGGTGGTGTTGCAGGTGCCACGGGAGCCACAGGAGCAACTGGTGTTTCAGGTGTAACATTAGTTTGTTTTTTACCATCATTTTGCATTAATTGAGGAGCTTGTTGTTCAGGTGTTTCAATTCCAGGAGTTCCCCCTGCATTAGGAGTTTCCGCTGCTGGCGCTACAGGGGCTGGTTGTTTTGCAGGTGTTACGGGGGTTTTACCATCATCAGCACTATCATCCATTTCAGCATTGGTAAAATTATCTTGTTCTGATATTACTCTACCTCTTTCATAACCAAATAGGTTTTTCATTCTACCCAATTCTTCATTAATTATATTTTTCATAATATGTTTTAATATAAATATCCCATACAACAAAAAACCCCCACCTTTTGGGTGAGGGTCTTATTCCTATAATTACTTATAGGACGGGGTTGTTTCATAGTTGGCGTAAAACTCTGAGATTACAAGTTTATGTAAGTGACTTTTGAGATATTATTTGATTCATCTCGTATCCATTCTCTTTTGAAGAATATCACTCATTGTCAATTGGTTAGACCAATCACTCCTTAAGGTAACAACTACTCTTTTATTACTCAACTCTCTTCAATCTTGCGAACTAACTCAGGATTCGACTCCTTAGAGGTCTTTGGTAAAAATACGATTGAACTTGGGGCTCTTTCGTACCACTGACGGCCAGTGATTAGGTAGACAACTATCATTATTACCTGACAAACACTTTTCCTTTATGTTTTAAATTTTACAATTTCATAGTAAAGTTATGTGTATGGATGAATCCAAGTAGAGGTCTGCCTTGAGCTTTGTTATCTTTTGAACAACAAAATACTCGTCTACTCAGTATGACTTCCCAGTCATCATATTTTAAGATTACTTCAAACAAACATCTTGGTAGATGAATTGTAAGGATATTAGCGACACCACTCGTTCTTTATCTTACCTTTCGGTTTTAAGTCCCCTTTTATATTGAAACCCGCAATGATGTAGTTGGAACTACATTTCTTACTTGATTTCTATGGGTTATTTTTATTAGAGTTCCCTCCTCAACCTGATAATCCACATTACCAAGTCAGTTCTCCATTTCGTCTACACCGTTGGCCTCGACTACTCAGGAAACCTGATATCCCATTTGTATACTTGAGCTCCATTTCTGAAACCGCAAATATGTTTACACAACACATTCACTTTATCCCACTTTCGTGGTTTATTTAACGACTATATACGGCCGACTATCTTTATCAGTTATCTCAGAATCAACCCGAAGGTCTCATCATCAACATCCTGAACGGATAAATATTATTAATCAAAGAACGATTTTCAATTTTGGAAAAGGGAACCACAGTTTTACAACAACGTTAACCTTTTCGTGATTGGTTTACAAAGGTAAGATAAACTTTTCAATTTGTCAAACTTTTTATAAACTTTTTTGGAAATTTAGTGTCTGTTTCTTTAATGACTAAAGTCAGGAACCATATTAACAACACTCCCTCTTTCATAGTTCAGGGGTTATTTCCAATTGTTTCACAATAGTAATTTAAATTTTTCAATTTGTCAAACTTTTTGTGAAAGTTTTTTTTAAGATACTTCACTGGAAACCTTATAACTTTTCTTATCAGCTTATGGGTTAAGTACTCCTCTTATGGTATCTTATTGTACTCCAATTGGTTGCGAGTGCAGGATTCGAACCTGACGTGCCCTTCACAGGACTTTGGGTTATGAGCCCAATGAGTTTGTCCACTACTCTAACTCGCCATATCGTATTTTTGTAAAAATAAATTAAATTCTTGTTTTACAAAATTAGGATTATATCTACCCATATCTTTTATAATATGATATTTATAACCACATTTTTTAATTTCATCAATTTTAATTTTATCTCTACTTTGAACTTGTTTTAATGAGTGTTGTTTTGTTATTTTTTTATAATGCCACACACCATTCCACAATATCGCAATTTTTTCATTTGTTAAAATAACATCAGCATCCCACCCATTAAAGATAGATTGATTAGATAATACATTTGAAAATTTTTCACAACACAAATCATAAAAAAGAGATTCGTTTTTACTTCTTTTACTTTGTATTGAGTTTCTACCTCCTAATGAACCAGAACATTTGTAATTACAACATTTTCTTTGTGAATTTTTATCACATTGAAAAAATTCATTGCAAGATATACATTTTCTTTTTTCAAAGAAAATTTCTTTTTCTTTTTTAGGTTTGTCTTTTAATGTTTTTGAAATTTTATTTTTTGTATCAATATTGTGTGTCCTACCATTAGCACATTTAAGCGAGCAATTTTTTTTATATTTACCTTTTGAAAAATTATTTTCAGAAATTAAAATTTCAAATATTTTTCCACACTTTTCACAATTTAATTGTTTTTTATATTTTGGATTCAACAATGATTTTGTTGAAAGCATTTTTTTTAAAATTTCATTTTTTTTTGGATTTAATAAACAGTTTCGTTTATGTGCCCCTGGTTGTCCATTCTTTTCAAACTGAAAAGTTTTATTACAATATTCACATTCATAATTATACATATACTTATTTCCTCAAAGAACTTCATTTTTAATTAATGTCCCACAAAGATAATTATTTCTTTTGGATAAACAAGTACTTGTGGGACATTTTTGAGACTTTCATCTCTTTTGTTTCACAATTATAAAACATAATTCTCATTATGTCAATTTTTTTATGAAACTTTTGTTTGGGGATGTATCCTCTCGGATATGAATATATAAATATAGACAAATACACCAAAAGTCAAATATAAATAATAATTATTTTCATTATCATCTTTATCACACAGGACTATTTATAGATAATGAAAGTAAAAATCAATAAAAATATCTTTAAAGTTAAAACATTAGTTGACAAAGAATCTCAGTCTATCGGTATGATGGGTAAGAAATTTGATAATACCTTTAACGGATTATTATTTTTAATGGGTGGTAAGAAACAATGTTTTTGGATGAAGAATTGTGTCATCCCTTTAGATATTATAATAATTAAAAATAACGCAATAATTAATATCCACAGTGATTGCCCACCTTGCACAGATGAATTTGATTGTCCTTCTTATTGTGGACGAGGAAATATTGTATTAGAGGTTAATGGAGGTACGTGTGAAAAACTTAACATACAACCTGGTGATACCGTTGAGTATCTACTTTATTAACTTTATACTAAATCTAACTCAGTTTGTTTCTTTAAATCAACAAAGTGTTGAACTCTTTCCCTTGAAACTTTACAATAATTTTCACTTAATTCAATTCCAATCCATTTTCTTCCACTAATTTCTGCTGCCGCCATACTTGTTCCACTACCACAGAATGGGTCAAGAACAATATCATCACGATAGGTAAGAATCTTTATTGCTTTCATTGGGATGTCCATTGAAAAAGTTGCTTTGGTTTGTTGTCTGGTGTCTGCAAAATATTCCCATTGACCATATACCAAATCCATAAACTCTTTCTTGTCTTCATCTTGATAAACAATTTTCTTTTTAATTGTTCCATCCTCTTGCTCAACCCCCATTGGTTCTCCAATCCATTGTGGTACACCTTTAACTTTCTTGATACGGTCTTTCTTGTATGCCAAGATTACACATTCCTTTGGGTTATAGATATAAGGGCTGGAAGGACTCATCCACGAACCCCAAGCCGTGGTCTTACTTCTGTGTGGTGATTGCTCATCAAGGTCAACCAACCCATAGAACTGGTACCCCACTTCTTTCATAACTGACCAAAACTCCGACATAAATAAGATTCTTCCACCCCTATCTTGAACATTCACCTCGTAAGGAATGTTCACAGCAATTCTACCATCATTTTTTAAGACACGGAAAGATTCTGTTAACCATTGTTTAGTAAACTCCCAATACTCTTCCATAGACATTCTATCATCGTGAGTATCATAATCAATTCCAACATTATAAGGTGGACTGGTCACAACTAAATCAATCGTATTTTCAGGAAATTTAGACATTTCGTCAATACAATTTCCATTTATAATTTTTCCTGTTTCTAACATTTTATAAGTTTTTTTCTAAATTTTTTATCTTTCTATCTAAATAAAACATTGCTTTCTTAAGGTCTTGAAGTTCTTTATTCACTTCTTTTTTACCCGCTCTTGCAACATATTTAACAACATTAAATAGATATGCATCCTTGTCTAAACCCCACGCTTCACAAACTTTTATTACTTCATACGGATTATCTTCACCACCATAATGGTTAGGATGATTAACTTGTTCTGTCATATTATTCTTCTCTATATTCTTTTAATAATTCATCATTAGATAATGCTTTATATTTTTCATTTAACTTACGGGTATTAATATCATCATACATAACGTGTAGTGTTGAATCCAAATCTTTAGCTAAAGATAATGACTCAGAAATAACATTAAGGATTCTATATGGATTCGCATTGGATGCTGGTCTTCTATCTTCAAGATAACCCTTCCAAGTTTCCCCAACGCTCTTTGGAACTCTGATTGATGCTCCTCTGTCAGATACTCCCCAACTGAACTTATCAATTGATTGTGTCTCATGTTTACCTGTTAATCTTAAATGATTGTCTGAACCGTAATTTTCAATATGTTCTTTTGCTCTTGATTCAAACACTTTGAAGATTGATTTGAAATACTCTTCTCCACCTTGTTCTCTCATTCTTTTGTTTGAAAAGTTTGTGTGAAGACCTGAACCGTTCCAATCACCATTTGTTAATGGTTTTGGATGTAATTCAATTTGATAACCGTATTTCTCGGCAATTTTGTAAAGGAAATAACGAGACATCCATAAGTCATCAGCCGCCATTACTTTACCTTTTGCAAACACTTGGTATTCCCATTGTCCTAATGCAACCTCAGCATTGGTTCCTTCAATATTAATACCATACTTAAGACACATATCTAAATGTTCTTCAGTTAGATTTCTTCCAACCATTTGACCTCCAACACCACAATAGTAAGTTCCTTGAGGGTCAATGATTCCACCATTATTAAATCCGATGATTGGTTTATTATGACCTGAACGGATAAAGTATTCTTGTTCAAATCCAACCCAAAAATCTTCATCTTCTTCACCCAATTTCGCTCTGTCGTTTGTTTCGTGAACTTTACCTTGACTATCCATTACTTCACAAAGAACATATACAGTACTGTATTCAGAAATCAAACCCTTAACATAAACTTTAACGGGTTTCAAATAACAATCCGATGAATACCCTTCTGCCTGTCTTGTTGAAGACCCGTCAAATCCCCATTCAGGAATATTTTTAAGGTCTTCCTCATTAGTTAACTCAATAACTTTAACTTTACTTCTTAAGTTTGGTTCTGGTTTATATCCATCTAACCAAACATATTCTAAACGAATTTTCATAGATTATTAGTGTTTCTTTTTAATCGTTGCTTCTTCGGGTGATTGAGTAGTTGTTTTTTCTACATTACCATTCTTCCAAGTTTTATATTCTGATTTTGGTGCGTATGCCCAAAAACCAGTCTTAACTCTTAATTCTGCGTTGGCTTCATCTACTCTTTTCATAGTTCCAACATCCATTCCTTTAATTGATTTAATACACTTCATTGTTTTTTTCCTCCATGCTTATTTTTTTATTTTTTAATTACAACTTCAACCTTATCTTTTTTGTGATGGTAATGTACAAACCTAACTAATGATAAAGTATTCTCAGGATTACCATCAATTTGATTAATTGATATCTCAATCGTTGATTTTCCTGAATACAATTCATATTCAATGTGGTCATACACCGCAACAGGTCTATTGTTACGAAGTATCGTATCACCGATTACTGACCACTCGGTCTTTTCATTTTCAGATAATAGATGTCTATCTGTCATACATCCAAAAATTAATGTTGAGCAAAAAGCTTCTACTAACATAATTAAATTTAAATTTTTCATATTATTTTTCCTCACTTTGTTTTAGTATTATTAAAATTTCTTCATCACTTTTTCCTTCATCAAATAAGTTATTGACCATTAAACTCTCATCATCTTGAAAGATAAGAGCATCACTATTACCGTAATATTCTTTTAAACTCCCTGATTGGAGTGCCCTTAATGTTGATTGGTAGTTTACGTATCGCTTATTAAATCCCACATTACAATTGTAATTGAAATATAATTAAGAGTCAAATTTTTTTGTTGTTCCGATGTTAACAATTTGAAAAATATATGCCATAATTTTTCTTTTCATAATTTGAATGATGGTTTGTTCCATTGGAAAATCCTGATTACATTTCATTTGAAAGATAGGTAATTCTAATTTGTGAATGGTTTTTTTGAAGGTTGAGTTGTTTTCAATTATAGACACTAAAGTAACATCTTCAGGAGTATTTTCATATATTTTATTGAGATTTGTCCTGTTGATAGCATTATCTCCTTTATTTTCTACTTCGTATTCCCAAACATAAATTTTATTTTCTTTTTTTCCGTAATAATAAATGTATCCAAAACCAGAATCTAATTCACTTTTATTCTTTTTTATTGAGATTTCAATACTATCAAAAGCAATATCCCAAATTGATTTGGCAATGTTAAACGTATCTAACAATTTACCATTAGAATATTTAATTGTTTTTTTTAATTCTCCAACCTCTTCTTCAGATAATTCTCTTGGGTTATATGGATATAAATCCTTTAATAAAATTTCATCATCACAAGATTTGAATTTTTTATCTGTTAAAAGTAATATATTCTCCTTAGTTAGGGATTGTATGTTAGCCAAATGTAAAGATAACTCAACAAAATCAGGATATATTTCAAATTTATCTAAATTTTTTTCACACTTTTGAAGATAATCTAAAAGGGTATATTTGTTATATTCAAAATC